GACACCGCGACTTGGACGCACCACAAACCATGGACCAGACAGAATCAGCATTCAGCATCGGCGAAGTCATCGACGCGCTGGGAGTCACCCTCCCGACCGTGGATGAGACATCTCCGGCGGCCCCCGAAGCCGACCAGGAAGCAATCGCGGATGAGACGCCTGACAACACCCCAACCGAAGAAACCGAGACCGAAGATTCCCCCGAAGATCCGTCCGACTCGTCTGATCCCTCCGACGAAGCAGACGACGAGCCCGAGGAAACCGACGACGCCACCGACGACGAAGACCCCGACGAGGAGACCGTAGAGGCCGAACCCGCCGCTGTGAGGAAACTCACCAAGCGTGTGGACAAGCTCACCGCCCGCGCCAAAAGCGCCGAGGAGCAAGCCACCACCCTCCAAGCCGAACTCGCCGCCGCGCGGGATGCGCTCACAAAAGCCCAGCCCATCGTGGTGCAAGACGCCAGCGACCCCCTCGCCGATGTCACCACCGCCGAAATCCTCGAAAGCCGCCTCGCCGCCGCCAATACCGTCCTCGACAATGTGCCCGACCTCATTGCCAAGGCCGACATGGAAGGCGAAGTGGAAGTGCCCATGGGAGACGGGTCCACCCGCAAGTTCACGAAGCAAGAGCTTCAAGAGCGCCTGCGAGTCGCCCGCCAAATCCTCAAAGCCGAGCCCGCCCGCCGGAACTACCTCGCCCAGCGCGAGACCTTCCAGCAAGAAGCCCGGCAAGTTTATCCCGAGCTTTTCCAAGACGACTCCCCGGCCCGCAAGATGATGCTCACCACGCTGCAAGCGTATCCCGGCATCGCCAAGCTCCCGAATCTCGAACTCATCATCGGCGACGCCATTCGCGGCCAATCGTTACGCTTCCAGCAAGCCGAGGCCATGGCCAAGAAATCCGCTACGGCAAAGGCCCGTCCCGCCGCAGCCGCTCCCGCGAAACCCGCCGTCGCTCCCAAGGTTGTCAGCCCCTCCGCCGCCCCCAAAACCAAAACCAAAGCCGACCCGCTCGATCAGTTGAAGAAGTCAGGAAACCGTGATGCCGCCGAGAATTTCGTCGCCTCACTTTTCAACTAAACCCAACCCAAAAACTCAAACCCCCAAAACTAACCCTATGCCAGCTACCCCCATCACCACAGTCAAAGGCCAACGCGAGGATCTTTCCGACGCGATGGTCCTCATCGAACCCGGCGACACACCCCTGTTCAGCCTCTGCAAGAAATCAAAAGAGCCCGCGAATGTCCTCTTTTCTTGGCCCGCCGACCGCTACAACGATCCGCAAACCGCTGGCGTCCTCGCCAACGATGATGTCTCCAGCTTCGACGACCAGCACGCGAACCGCGAACTCCTCTCGGGCCGCATCCAAAAAGTCCGCCGCAGCTTCCAGGTTGACGATCTCGTTGAGAATGTCGCCGACCTCGCAGGCGTTGGCAAAAAGCAAGCCTTCAACAAGGCCGCTGCCAAAGCCCTCGTCGAATTGAAAATCGACATCGAGAGCATCATGGGCTCCGACAACGACAGCCAGGTGCAGTCCGGATCGAACCCCTACAAGACTCGCGGAATCGGCGAGTGGGTCAAAGCCACCGCGCAGGCCGACACAGCCACAGCCGTTCCCGCCGCGTTCCGCACCCCTGCCGCGTCGATCAACACCACTGCCACTGCTTCTCTCACCGAGAACAATGTCATCGATGTGTTGGAAAGCATCTTCAAGGTCCGCCGCGCTCGTCGCAACTACGACCTCGTTTGCGGCACCAGCCTCAAGCGTGCGTTCACCAACTTCATCCGCACCCAAGCGGGCTCGACAAATGTGATGTCCTCGGTTCGCACCTTCTCCTCGAATGTCGAGGACAAGAAGATCGTGAACACGATCGACATCTACGAAGGCGACTTCGGCGTTCTCTCGCTGCATGTTTCGACCTACCTCGCTCATGGCGCGGCAGCCGCCGTCTCGGCAGCCCGTGGCTATGTGCTCGACATGGACCTTGTTTCCATCGGCTTCAATAGGAAACCTCGCATGGAAGAGCTTGAAGACCGTGGCGGTGGACGCCGTGGCTTCTGCGACGCCATCTTCGGCGTAGCGGTCAGCAACCCGCAGGTTCTCGGCAAATTTGCCGCAACGACCTAATTCCGCCCCCCAGCCCTTGCCGGTGGCCCCTCGTCTCGGGACAGGCCACCGGCAACCGGGCTCCCCTTTTTGAAAATGGAAATCCTCAAAGAAGCCCTCAGCGACCTCCCCGGCGACCTCGCCGAAGGAGCGAAAAGCGAGTTGTTCCAGCAGTGGAACTCCCGCGCCGTGCAGGCCGACGCCCGCCAGCACGCCATCGCCGCCGACCACGCCAAGCAAGACCTCCGCTCCATCGAGGGCGTGGGCGCTTTGACCCTCTCCGTTGATCCCCAAATTTATCACTTCTGGAATTGGAAAGTCCCCGGCTGCTGGCGCGACTCCGATTTCATCGCGTGGTTCAAACGCAACTTCCCCCAATGCGTCGTGAAATGCGGCGGCACAGGGAAGTTCGCCATCCTCATGCCCGGCCTACGAACAGCATGACTGAATCCGACGAGCCAGACCGCGACACGAAATACTGGATCGGCCAGCTCACCGAAGCGGCCACCGATGGCGGCTGGTTCTCGACCCTCCGCTCGCGGAACTACGATACCCGCATGGCGCTGTGGGATGGCCAGTCCTCCGATGGCCGCAAGTGGGCCAGCAACTACGGGCGAAATGTGTTCCCCTGGGAAGGCTCTGCCGACAGCCGCATCCGTCTCGCTGATCTCGTCTGCAACCGCGAGGCCCAGCTCTGCCTCACCGCCACCTTTGCCGCCCGCCTGCAAATGATGCCGGTCGAATCCTCGGACTCCCTCTCCCGCACCGCCGCCGAGGCCGTGCTGAAATGGATGCTCTTCACCCACTGCGCCTCCGACCTCCGCCGCGAACTCGAACTCGCCCTCAACATCCGCGCCACCTACGGCCTCGCCATCATGGGCGTGTTTTGGAAAACGACGACACGCATTGAGCAGAAGAGCGTCAGCCTCGAAGACCTCATCGTCATGGCCCAAGAGCAGGGCGACCCCGACTCGCCGCTCGCCATGCTCATCGGCGCGATCCTCGATCCCCTCCAAGAAGAGATCGCCATCGAGCTCGCCGAGCAATTCGCCCCCGGCACCGGCACCGCCGCCAATGTCCGCAAGCTCCGCGAAGGCGGCACCGTCGAATACACCGAGCCCTACATCTTTGAGAGCAAGCCCGAGTGGACCGCCCTCGAACCTTTCAACGACATCATTTTCCCCACCGCCACCTACGACCTGCAACGCGCCCCCTGGATCGCCCGCCGCGAAATGGTGACTTGCGAGGAGTTGGAAGAGCGCACCGTCACCGAAGGCTACCCCTACGAATTTTACGAGAAGGCCGAGAACTACAAAGGCACCTCCCTCTGGCCCATCTACGCCCACCAGAACACGAACCGCCGCGACAGCATCCTCTGGCAAGACCACCGCGACCTGGTGGAAATCTGGCATGTCTATTCCAAGGAAACTGACGAGAAGACCGGCGCGACGAAAATCATGTGCCGGGTCATGCACCCGAATGTGGACATCTTCGCCAAAGAAGAAATCTCCCCCTACTCGCACGGCGAATATCCTTTCATCGAACTGCCCCGCGAGCGCGTCACCCGCTGCCTCATCGAAGCCCGAGGCATCCCCGAGATCGTCAGCACCATGCAGGCGGAAATCAAGACCCAGCGCGACTATCGCACCGACCGCGCCGGAATCGCCATCCTGCCGCCCATGCGCGTGCCCGCCAACCGTGGCAAGCTCGACATCATCCTCGGCCCCGCCGTGCAAATCCCCGAGCGCCGCCCCAACGAAATCGGCTGGATGCAACCCCCGCCCTTCGACCAAGGCACCATCGAGATCGAACGCGCCGTCCGCCGCGATGTGAATGAATACTTCGGCATGGCAGGCGAGGGGGTTGATCCCAACTACACCGCCCTCGTCCAGCAGCACACGGTGGACCGCTGGCTCCGCGACTTTAAGGGCATCATCACGCAGACCTACCAGCTCATGCAGCAATACATGCTGCCCGTCCAAATCCTCCGCGTCTCCGGTGGCCAAGTCCTCCCCTTCCAAGCCGACCGCGAAAGCATCCAAGGCAAGTTTGACCTCATCGTCGATTGGGATGCCCGCAACCTCGACGCCGAAGCCCTCGGCGCGAAGCTCGACTACATCAGCAAAGCCATCGTGCCGATGGATACCGCCGGAGTCATCGACCGCGCCGGGCTCATCAAATTCATCATGAGCGCCGTCGATCCCGTTCTTGCCGAAATGCTCGTCCGCGACCCCGGCCCCGCCGCCGCCATGGAAGCCAACGAGGAGCAACTGGCCTTCACGAAAATCGCCGCAGGCACCGAGCCCGAACTTCCCGCCGAAGGTCAAAACCACCAGCTCCGCGCCCAAGTCCTCCAAGGCATCATAGCCGCCAACCCCGCCCTGCAACAGCGCATCCAGCAAGACGAGATTTTCCGGAACATGATCGAGGCGCGCATGAAGGGTTTCAACTTCCAGCTCCAGCAACAACAAAACGCCCAGATCGGCCGCCAAGGCACCCTGCCTGCCTTGCAGCAAGGAGGCGCACAATGAAGGCCACTCCCTACCGCACCGTCCGCGATGGCGTCATCTCCCGCATGGGCATCGACCCCGCGCAGCCGCTCATGGCCTCGCAGGCCACGGCGTTGGCGGAGTATTTGACGACCGCTGCCGCGACCGCTTGGACATTCTTTGATTGGCCCGAGGTTTATTTGACTGAGGCCCGCACGCCGGTGGGCGATGGCTATGCGCCGGGGCTGTATACCTATGAGTCGGATTATGTCGGCACGACCTCCTACATCGGCCGCGCCTTGCAGGGATCGCAATTTGCGGACCCTGTGTGGCGCATCAAGCGCGTCACCACGACCGCAGCGGGCGATCTGCTGAATATCGACACCGCCGTTGATGTCGCGTGGAACGACCGCACGACCGCGACCTACATCGAGACCAGCACGAATGCGCCTGCCGAGGAGTTCATTCCCTACATCCCGCTGCTGGCTTCTGGCATGAAGGCCATCGGCAATGTGCTGAAGGTTTACGACATCAAGCCCGACGAGGGCCGCGTCACACTCTCGCTGGATTTCGTCGTCACCGAAGACCGCATCCTGATCACCGATACGGACTACATCTCCGGCCAAGTCTGGGTGGAGTTCTCGCTGCCTCAGCCCCGCTTCACAGCGACCGCTTTCAACTCCTCCACCGCTTACGCAGCGGGCGATCTCGTTTACTACAACACGACCGGCGATTGCTACGAGGCCATCGCCGACACAACCGGCAATCTCCCGACGAATGAGGAGTATTGGCTACGCCACCGCATCCCGGCATTCCTCGCGGACTACCTCAAGTTCTACGCCCTCGCTGAGACGCTCTCCGAGGACGGCCAGATGGACAAGGCCAACTACCAGTTCGCCCGCGCCGAAGGAATTTTACAACAACGCATGGACGACGCCTGGCTGCGTAAAGGCGAGGTCCGCCGCTACTCCGCTTCGTTCCAATAACCCCCTATTGACACCCCTCCCGATAATTAAATTACTGACATGAGCAACCCCACCGTCCAGATCGCCGCCCGCTCCTCTGCTGGCATTGTGCAACCCGTCCAAGCCACTCCAGATGGGGCTCTGCGAGTCACCACCGGATTTGCGCTTCCTCTTTACGACCGCTTCACGATCACCCGCGTGGGCTCCACGAACAACACGCTCTACACCGAATACTCGCTCGCCGGTGTGCCCGTGGCGCGAATCTATGTGACCTACTTCGTCGGCACTCCCACCACCGACAACGCCGCCGTCTCCGGCTCCTACCTCGTTCTCCCGCCGTTCTGATTTATGTCCAGCATCGCCTTCGATCCCCTGACTGGAACGATGATCTCGACCACTGCGCAAATCGCGCAGCTCGACTCCTCGGGCCAAGTCTCCGCTGATATGATCCCGAGCGACTTTGACGATGTGCAAGCCTTCCCGACCCTCGAAGATTTCCCAAACCCCGGCACCGTAGCCCGCATCTACTTTCCGCAAGATTCCAACATCCCCCATCGTTGGGACCCCGACACCCTTTCCTACCTCCCCATCGCCTCCGACGCGGACGGCGGTGAGTTTTAGGACAACCCCGCAGAACAACCAAACACCCCCAAAACACCATGCCAAATACCCTTCGCATCAAACGCCGCCTCTCCGGTAACGCCGGAGCCCCGTCCAGCCTCGCCATCGGCGAACTCGCCTACAACAAGGTTGACGACAAACTCTACATCGGACTCGACTCCGGTATCGTCGCCCTCGCCGGCGAAGGCCACTTCGCCACGAACTCCGACCTCGCCTCGGAAGTCAGCACGCTGAACTTGAGCATCAGCGGTGAAGCCGACCGCGCCACCGCAGCGGAAGCCGCCCTCGGCGTTCGCATTGACAATGTTCTCAGCAATGTCACTCCCGGCTCGCTCGATTCGTTGACGGAAGTGGTCGCCGCCTTCGAGGCCGCCGACAGCAACCTCAACGGTGCGATCACCTCCCTCGCCAACAGCGCCTCCAGCGCCCTGACCGCCGAGGTCAACCGCGCCCAAGCCGCCGAAGGCGTCATCGCCGCCGGTCTCGCTCAAGAGCTTCTTGACCGTGCCGCCGCCGACACCACCCTCCAGGGCAACATCAACACCGTTGCAGGCAATCTCTCCAGCGAGACATCGGCCCGCCAAGCGGCTGACACCACCCTCCAGAACAATATCGCCAGCGAGGCCAGCACCCGTGCTTCGGCCATCAGCGCCCTCGATAGCCGAGTGGTCGCGCTCGAAGGTGCCTCCGCCGACGCCCGCCTCGACGATGTGGAGTCCGACATTGCTGCCATCGAATCCGCCGCGACAGCCCTCACAGGCCGCGTCTCCACTTTGGAGACCACCGCAGCAGGACTCGGCACGATGTCCACGCAGAATGCCAACAATGTCGCCATCACCGGCGGCAGCATCGACGGCATCAGCTTCGACGGCGGCAGCTTCTAACAGCTCCCTCCCCCCACAGCGGCGGTGCGGTTCCAGCCCGCGCCGCCGCCACGGGGCCACTGCTTAAAACTTAATTCTTAAAACTTAAAACTTCCCCAATGGCCACGGTCATCCAGATCCTCCGCAGCACGGTCCCAGGCCGAGTCCCCACCGCCGCGCAAGTGGCCGAAGGGAGCCTCGCCTTAAACCTCACCGACCGGCGCTTGTATTCCAAAGACCACACCGGAGAAGTCTTCCGCATAGCCCGCCCCCGCGACCCCAGCGACTACCTGCAACTCTCCGCCACCGACGGCACGACCCTCTACATGGGCCGCCTCGCTTGGGCAGACTTCCCCGCCTCCGGCCCCGCCGAGGACTCCACCGCCTGGACCATCTACCGAATCACCACCGACGCCGCAGGCAATGTCGTCGCGGAGCAATCCGCAGTCGGCGCGTGGTCGAACAAAACCAATCTCCAATTTTCTTAAACCCAAAAATCCAAACACCATGAACGCAAGCTCACCCATCCAAATCAACGGCAAATCCTACGACAAATTCAGCCTCAATCTGGCCATCACGGGAAAATACAACGGTGACGGCAGCACTGACGCAAATGTCGCCATGCGCCTTGTGCCCACTGCCATTGAAAACGGCGAGGTCATCACCGCAGACGAAGCCGCCATCGGCATAGCGCTCGGATCACTGGCAGGCAGCGACGAAGCCACACAGCAAGCTGTCGGCGCGATCCAAGCCGCCCTCCAGACCTACATCACCGCGAAAGGACTCTAATCATGGCTACCTATTTTGCCCGCAAAGCGGGAAACATCAACGCCTCCGATGTCTGGGCCACCACGCCCAGCGGCACAGCCGCCGCCGTCACATTCGCCAGCGGCGATGTGCTCATGGCCAATTCATTCGCAATCACGGTCAATGTTTCGACCAATCTCGGCTCAACCGGACAGGTTCGGAATGATGCTACCAGCGGGGCCACGGCGGGAGGATCATTTGCGTTGTCGGATGGAGTTACATTGACGGCAAATGTATTTGCTGGCGCGTCGAGTTGCGTATCTACAACAGGCACAGTTTCCGCCAGCGTCGTTGGGAATTTGAATGGAGGCACCGGAACCGGTGGCCGCGCTATAAACCACGCAAGCTCCAGTTTGCTGACCGTCACGGCGACAACTATTGCAGCGGGTTCGGCAATGGACACACAGGGAATTTTTGCATCTGGCTTTGGATCAACATCCATAACCTGCACCAGCTTGTCCGCAGGGACAGGGAGCACCAACACACCGGGAATCCGATTGGATTCTACCGGCTCACATTCTTTTAGCGGAAACGCCACCGGAGGCTCCTTTGCTGGATGTCATGCTTACCAACTCAATGCGGCCACAACGGCCACACTCACAGGGAATTTTACCGGAGGCTCAAACGCCACCGCCTATGGAGCCTTAAATTCTGTTCTGGGAAATCTCAATATCGTGGGCCAAGCCATCGGCGGCACGGCTGCGCCCGGAGCGCACAACACCTCCACAGGCACAATCTCCGTAACTCGCGCCGTGGGTAACGGATTTGGCCCGGGGTCAACCGGATTAACTGCTGCCGCTGGCGTGAACAATGCCGCCCTGGGAGTTGTCGAGTTTCAGGAAATCGAGTTTGGCCTTCGCGGCCAACCACCGCTCACGGGAACGGGATTTCGATTGAAAAAAGCCAACACCAATGTCGCTGTTTTTTCCTACTGCGACACGGCAGGCTCAAAAACCCTCATCGACGCCACGCAAAACGCAGCTATGCCAGCCGCCACCGATGTCCGCAGCGGAGTCAGCTACGCATCGGGCGCTTTGACCGGCTCATGCGCAGTCCCGGCCGCTTCGTCGGTGGCAAGCGGAGTTCCCGTTGATTCGGGATTTGGAACGGCAGTCCTTACTGCCGCCGATGTCCAATCCGCCCTCACCGCGCAAGGGCTCACCACCGCCCGCGCTGGCGCTCTGGACAACCTCGATGCAACTATTTCAAGCAGGCTCGCCCCCAACGGCACGCTTGCCACGGTCACAACTCTCACCAACGCGCCCGATGTGCCCACCGAGGGTGAAATCGCCAGCGCCGTCTGGTCTGCTGCCTCCCGCGAAATCACCGGCGGCACGGTGGACACGCTCACCAACGCCCCCGCATCAGTCACTCCCGCCGATATCTGGAGCTATGCCTCCCGCGAAATCACCGGGGGCGTGGTCGATACTTTGACTAACGCGCCGACCGTCCCAAGTGCCGCTTCAATCCGTGCTGAAATCGACAGCAACAGCACGCAGCTTGCCGCGATCAAGAGCAAGACGGACGCACTCCCCGCCTCGCCAGCCGCGACCGGAGACATCCCAAGCGCGAACATCTCGGCCATCAAAGCCAAGACGGATCTGCTCCAGACCGACCGCCTCGCGCAATGCTCGACCGTGGCCACCACCGGAGCCCAGCTCGCAGCCGCCTTGAGCTAACCATGGACACGCACCAAGCCGCCGCCTCCTTCACCGGCCTCGTCGCTACGGCGACGGGGCTCGGGGTGTCGATGCTTCCCGAGATCGAAGCTTGGCTCCGCATTGCCTCGCTTCTAGTCGGCATCGCGGTCGGCGTGGCCTCGCTCTACGCGATCCTCAACAAGAAGCGCCCGCCGCACGACCCTTAAAACTTAATTCTTAAAACTTAAAACCTCTCCCTCCCCCCATGAACAAAATCCTCTCGCACTTAAAGCAAAGATCTACCTGGGCTGGCATCGCCTCGCTCGTAGCCCTCACCGGTTGGCAAGTCAGTCCCGACCAATTTTCGGCCATCAGTGCGGTTGTCATCGCGCTCGTGGGAGCCTACGAGGTTTTCCGCGACGAGAAATGACCTCGCCCGCCCAGATCGCCGCCACCGGCCTGCTGCTCGGCTACATCTTTCTCTGCATCTCCTTCCTCACCGGCTGCTCCACCCTCGGCGTCAGTCTCGAAACCGACTACGGCAGGTTTTCTTACACCCTCCCCGAGCTGCCCGCCCTCAAGGATAAATAACCACAGAGGACACAGAGAGCACAGAGGGAGACTTAAAACTTTAAACTTAAAACCTAAAACTCCCCATGCTCCCCCCGAGCCGACCTCAACAAGCCAAGTCGAAAACGCAAGCCCTGCTGACAAAAGCTCGCGTCGCCGATGAGGTCGCTCTGGTGGGCATTCGCGGCTACTACCGAGACACCATGGGCGAGGTCGGCGAGAATGACCGAGGCATTTATGACGACGCGATTTTTCTCATCAGCCCCAACGCCTACGCCACCTTCAACGCCAACACCGATCCGAGCATAAAGCGCAAAGGCATCGCCGTTCTGAAGCCCGGCGTGCATCGCTACCGCAAAGGCAAGCACGGCCTCAGCAAGCCCGGCGGCGGCTATCCTGCCCTGCGCCCCGCCACGCCTGGCGAACAACTCCCCGTAAACCGCGACGGCGAAGGCGACTCCATGGGCATCGCCATCAACATCCACAAAGGCGGCACCCGCACTACCAGCAGCGAAGGCTGCCAGACGATCCACCCCAGCCAATGGGAGGCGTTCGTTTCCTTGGCCTACTCCGAAATGGACCGCGCCGGGCAGAAGACAATCCCTTACCTGCTCGTCGAGGAGGAAGCATGAGCGCCAAACGCAAGCCCGCCACCCGCAAAGCCGTGCTGGAGCGCATTCGCAAGGAACTCGTCGAGCAATTCGATGTCGGCCTCGCAGTGGTGAGTTGGGAAGAGGGCGGCACGACTTACCACATGGATTTAAAATTCGGGAACCAATACGCCGTCGAAGCACTGGCCGACAGGACCAGCGACATATTGTTCCCCATGGAAGACGACGAAGAGGAGGAAGAAGAAGTATGAAAAACCAACGCAGCCTACTTGAAGTAGTCAACGCAAGCAAAGTCACCGCCGCCGAGAACGATGCCGCCATGGCCCGCGCCCAGCTCGAAGCCGAGCGCCGCGCTCATTCCGAGACGGTCAAAGCTCTGGAGCGTTCTCGTTTTGCCAAGGCTCCCAAGAAAATCACCCCGGCAACATCCAAGGCAGGAACGGGAGATATTGTGGAAGTCATCTTCAGCGATGTCCACGGGAACAAGCACGACCCCGCTGCCATGGCTGCTTTTCTGGGCGACCTTCGCACTCTCCGACCCGACCGACTTATCATCGGCGGCGATTTTATTGACTGCGGAGGCTTCCTTGCCGAACACCACACGCTCGGCTATGTCGCCGAAACCGAAGATTCCTACGAAGAGGATGTTGCCGTTTCCAACTCCCTCCTGGACCAAATCCTCGCCGCAGCCTCGCCCTCCGAGGTGCATTATGTAGAAGGCAACCACGAATGGCGCGTGGAACGCTGGGCACTCACGCAACGCCTCGCGCACCACAAGGATGTCGATCTGCTGCGCCGCACCTTCTGCCCCGAGCATGTCTTGCGACTGAAAGACCGAGGCATCCGCTACTACCGGCAAGGCCAGACGCACGGCGACTGCGACACGCCGGGCTGGGTGAAAATCGACAAAGCCTTCTTCGTCCACAAAATCTCCAACGCCCGCGACGCCGCTGGCCAAGCCATGGCCAAGGCCGCAGGAAACATCGTTTTCTTCGACACCCACCGCGCCGCATTCAAGCCCATGCACCTACCCGGCGTCGGCCTCATCAGCGCGTGGAACCCCGGCTGCCTCTGCAAACGCCAACCTCTCTACGCCAACACCCGCCCCACCGAGTGGACGCACGGCTACCTCGTGCGCTTCATCAGTCGCAAGACCGGCAATTTCCAGATGACAAATATCACCATCAACGAAGGCACCAGCTACGCCAGCCTCCTCCTCAAACCCAAAGCCCCATGAAAACCTTCGCCGCCGTCATAAATAAGCACAAAGCCTCCAAGCACCAGATTCCCCCAGGACAAGGTTGGAAGACCCGCCAGCAAGTAGCCCGCGAACTCGGCGTAAACCCCCGCGACCTCCGCGACCACCTCGCCGACGCCATCACCGCCAAAGACATCGAGGAAAAGAAATTTACCGAGTGGGACGCCGCTTCCATGAAAGCTATCCCTGTGACCTGCTACCGCCTCGTCGAAAAAGCCGACCCAAAACCGACGCAAAAACCCACCAAGATTTCCGTCAAACCGCCCGCTGCCGTAGAAGGCATACCTTCCCACCTCCTTGAGCGTGTCACTCAAACCTGTTTGCGTTACCAAGGCTACAGCCCCGCCCACATCGCCGACCGCTGCCGCTGGAGCGGCGAGCCGCGCATCAGCGCTAAAGCCATCCGCGCCCTCCTTGACAAGCCTCCGCAGAATAGAAGGTAGATGCCCGACGATCAGACCATAGTCGAAGGCGATGCTGGATTTATCGGCATGGCCTCCCGCTTGAACCCGCTCCAGTTGAAAGCGGGCATGGTCCAATACGCCGAAAACATGCGACTCGACCGAGGCGTGGCTCAGACACGCAAAGGCGCGAAGCGGCTGGGTGATGGCATATCGGCAGGCACCCAGCCTCTCGTGATGCCCTTTGTGCTGGATGCCAATGCCCGCGTGCGCACGATCTACAGCGGCGGCATCTTCGCCTCGGGCGTTTTCAGCTCGCCAAATTACGACGATGAAAATGAATACATCGTTCTCTGCGGGCCGACATCGGCGTTTCTCTACCGGCAGCATGAGCCTATCGAAGAGATAAGCTATCCCGCCACCGGCACAGCGTCCGACGAGATCATCGAGCCCACGGACAGCGTTTCGACGATACAGGCATTCAACCGTTTCTACCTTCTGCGCGAGGCCGACATGACTCTGCCTGGCTGGGATTGGAAATACACCACCGCCAGCGGCATCGCGGTCTCTGGCACCACGGCCACCGTCCACATCACCGCCCATGGCCTCGCTGCTGGACAGCGCGTGCGGATAGAGGAGGGGAGCCAAGCGGCTTTCCAAGGGCATGAGTATGACATCCTCACCGCTACGGCCAATGCCTTCACCATCGCCGTGCCCGCTGGCACAGCGCCGGATGTCGCCGCCGACATCGCAATCCGCCGAGTAAAGCCCCCGCTGTGGTGGGATGGTTCCTTGAGTGAGTTTGTGCGGGCTGATGCGGGAGTCCCCGCCGCAGGCGTGACCTTCAAGACCCTGCGCTCTGTGGGGTGGGCGGCTTACATCAATAACCGCCTCTGGATTCCCGATGGCCGCGACGCCACCGCGATCTCGGATGTCCTCGACCCCGACCTCTACGACCCATTTTTCCAGAGCTTCCGCGCCAACCAGGGCAGCAACGACTACCTCGTCGCCATTCACCCCTGGGTGGAGGGGCAGGCCCTCGTCTTCATGCGGAACAGCATCTGGCTGGCCAACCTTACCGACACGAGCAACGCGACCGGCACAGATTTCACGGTGGACTCTGCCGTTTCCAAGTTAACGCTCTTGACGGATGAAATCGGCTGCGTAGCCCGCCGCTCGATCCAGACGGCCGGTCAGTTTGTTTTCTTCCTCTCGGACGCCGGAGTTTACCGCCTCGATACCCAGCTCGACCTCAAGCTCAGGGCCAACACCCAGCCGCTCTCGGACCCCATCGCCGACCAACTTGACGAGATCGATACCGACTACGCGCACCTCGCCGTAGGCCGTTGGTGGAACAATCGCTACTACCTCGCTGTGCCCATCGGCGAAAATACCACAAGCAACAACACCCTTTTCCTCTGGAACGCCCTAAATTCCCAATGGGAAAGCCGCGACACCTACGCCATCAACCTCGACGAGCTACTGGTCGCCACCTACTCCAGCCAGCGCCGACTCTTTGCAGCCAGCCGCGCCGGAACGCTCTTCCTGCTGGATGAGCTGGACTACGGCGACGAGGTGCCCTACGCAAACGCAAGCGGACTCTTTACCGCCGTCCCCTCCGAACTCATTACCCGCCGCTACGGGTGGGGGAGCCTCAACACCAAGCGCCTCACCCGCGCCAAGGCCAGCGTGCTCCTGCCCGACGACTCCGCCTGCACGCTCGATGCCGTGACCACCGACTACGACGCGGACTTCCAAGTCGCCGCCCTGGAGAACACCACCGGTGAGGAGGAAGACTACACGCTCAAAGCCCCCCTGCGCTGCAAAGCCACCGGCCTCGACCTCCGCTTCCGCACACAAAGCGGCCGCCCGACCCTCCGCCAAATCTCTGCCGAAGCCACCCGCAGCGCCCTCGACCCCACCGAAACCCGAACTTTGAATTAACCACAGAGCACACAGAGAACACAGAGGCTTAAAACTTAATTGATGAAACTACATTTCACCCTTCGGGCTGCCTCCGGCAGTCTTTCTCCGCTCCGCTCCGATTCTTAAAACTTAAAACTCTCCCACCCATGGCAACTCTCACCAAAGGCAAAACCTTCACCAACGGCGAACTCGTTACTCCGCAAAAACTTCACGAACTCGTCGATCTTGGCTCGGTGGCAAACATCGTCAACGCTGACATCTCCGCCGGTGCAGCCATCGCTGATACGAAACTCGCCGCCATTTCAACAGCTAACAAAGTGGCCAACTCCGCGACCACCGCCGCCAGCGCCAACACGGCCAATGCCATTGTGGCTCGGGATGGGAGCGGAAATTTTTCCGCCGGAACAATCACGGCCAACTTGGCCGGAAATGCCAACACAGCAACGACCTGCTCAGGCAACGCTGCCACAGCGACTACTCTGCAAACGGCCCGCACTATCAATGGTATAGCGTTTAACGGGTCGGCAAATATCACCGTCACCGCAGCGCCGGACGCGCATAGTCACGACGACCGCTACTACACCGAGACGGAGATGAATACTTTGCTCGCAGGCAAGCAAGCGGCTGGAAGCTACGCGCCTGCAACGGGCATTGCCCCAAGCGCCATCGCTGGGACAGCAGTTATTACAACGGACGCTCGACTCTCCGAAGCCACCGCATCTTCAAGCGGTTTAATGCCTGCTGCTGATAAAGAGTATATTGGTATAATGAAATCTTCTGCCCCCTCTATAACTTACACTGGTGGTGGCGGGTCTGGCCTTCCCTCGCTGTCCATAAGTTCGACTTATCTCTGGTCCGGTGATGATCCTCAATTTGACAAACTAAACGGGATTATTTTGGACGGTCATCGGATGGGCGGCACGGGGATGGGGGGGTTTTGTCCGTGCATTGACATCTACAATCACAATGTTGCGACCACAACGGGCAACAGCACTCCTTATTTAAGGTTGTTAAATTCCAATGACGTCCAGATCGGCAGCATCACTCGAAATAACGCGGGGACCGGCGTTGCTTACAACACCACTTCCGACTATCGCCTCAAAACAAACATCGAGCCGCTGACGGACGCAGTTGCTCGTTTGTTACAAATTCCCGCCCACCGCTTCAATTGGCTTGCCGATCCAAGTGGCCAGAAAGTCGATGGCTTCCTCGCCCACGAAGCCCAAGCCGTTGTGCCCGAAGCCGTCACCGGCACCAAGGACGCCGTGGATGCAGATGGCAAGCCAATCTACCAAGGCATCGACCAATCTAAGCTCGTCCCGCTCCTCGTCGCCGCCGTCCAAGAACTCGCCGCCCGCATTGCGGTTTTAGAAAACAAATAATATGGGTAAAAAGAAAAAATCCAAACAAGAAGCGCCTCCACCGCCGCAGCAGCGAGACCTTGGCGCTGAAATGGGGCAAATTTCCGCAACCGCCCAAGACAATGCCAAGGCCCAAGCTAATCTCACGGTTAAAACCGCACGCCGCCTCAGTGACCAAGCACTCGAAAGCACTGGGAAATTAGCCGAGAAGCTCGAAGACAGCGCCTACACCAAAGCGGCAAACCAAAACCTCCGCGATGCCGGAACATCTTCCGCCCAGCTCGGCCAAAGCTCTGACCAAATTGGGCAAGTCGCCGACCGCGTAGCCGCCTACAACGACCCCGCCCAAGACCGGGTGAACCAGATGGCAATGGGGCAGCTCTATCGCCCCGACCAGATTTCCTCGCAGAATGTCGCTGCCGATCAAGTGACCGGCTCTCGCGTCGCCAATGTCGGCAACATGCAAGCCGCCCAAGCGGGTCCGGTCCAAAACATCCGTGCCTCCGCCGCCGAGCGCGGCCTGATGAATGAAGCCCGAGGCAACGGACTCCTTGGCCAACTCGAAAACCAAGCCAGCAACGACCTCGCCCTGGGCCGTTCCCTTTCCGCCGAGCAAAGCCGCGACGCCATTCAAGCCGCCCGCGCCGGAGCCGCTGCCAGAGGTCTCGGAGTGGGCAACTCCGCCATGGCTGCCGAGCTTTTGAACCGCGACCGCTTTGCCACCGACAGACAAAACGAACGCCGGGCCTTCGCCTCTGGCGTCCTTGGCCAAGGCGCAGGCATCCGCCAAGCCGCCAACCAAGCCTACATGGGCCGCATGGAAGGAAATGTTGGCCGACAACAGCAACTGAACCAGTTCAATACCGGTCTCACTCAACAAGGCTACCTCACCGACAACCAAAACGAGCAGCAGCGAGTGCTCGCCGAGGCCGGTTACGCGCAACAAGCCAACCTTTCCAACCAAGACGCCAATCTCCGCGCCGCCCAATACAACAGCAGCCAAAACCTCGCCGCCCAGCAGGCGAACCAATCGGCAAACTACAACGCGAACTACGCGAACCAAAATTTCCTGCAAGGAGTCGCCAGCCA